ATGAACGGTATTGTATGTTTGGTGACATTGAACATAGAAGAATCTTTTAAAACCATCTATAATTCTATTCACATATTTTTTTTACCAATGTTTCCGTCATCNTTCTCATATGTTGTAGTTTATAAACGCACANACCAAACACATTCATCATCAACAAACACGTTTGACCGTACACAAAACCGATCGCCGAAGTATTGATAGACCGCATGGTCAAACATAACTCGGTTTGTGAAGTGTATATGGATGTGAAGAATCCTAAAAAAGAGAAGTTGACGCATACTTGACGATATAGATACTCGTTGATGAACGTTATCGTGTGTATTATCACCAAATACAAAATAACGATACGGATCATCTGTATTACTATGATGTACCCTGTATTATTCTTAAAGTGGTAATTTAGGCCGAACACGTCTCACATACGTCGGGATTAATCGTAAATTGAATTGGGGACGAAGCCGGTTGCGTACGCAAATAATACACACCCGTTTTAAGCCCCGATTCCCATGAGTGAAAATGCATGGACGACAACAACTTGATGGTTGGTCTCGGCACAAATAGATTCAAACTTTGACTTTGACATACATACATTCCCCGATCCGATGCCATATTAATAAGTGTTCGTTGTGATATTTCCCAAGCGGTTTTGTATAATTCCTTGATCGATGCGGGGATATTTTGGATATCTTGCACCGAACCATTATGTGCAATGATAAGGTCCTTCATGTTCGGATTCCATAATTTTTCTTTGATCAAATCGTTTACCAAATGTTTGTTCAACACAATAAACTCACCCGCTACCGTTCGACGTAGGTACACGTTGCTTGTGTAAGGCTCGAAACATTCATTGTTCCCTAGAATTTGTGAAGTGGAGGCGGTCGGCATTGGTGCAACCAACAAACTATTACGTAATCCGAAGGCATTGATATTTTGTTTCATTAGGCTCCAATCGTATCGATTGCTTCCACATTTGTATGCGTGTTCTCCCCACATGTCAAATTGCAATTTTCCTTTATCCGCGGGACTAGAGGAAAACGTGGCATATGGGCCATGGATGATCGATTGTTCAAACGATGCCTCTAAAGCCGCATGATATATCGTTTCGAAAATGTCCATATTAAGACGTTTCGACATCTCGGATTCAAACGGTTGTTTAAGCATCATGAACACGTCTGCTAATCCTTGCACCCCAATACCGATGGGTCGATGTCGTTTATTCGAATTTTCTGCTTTCTTCAGTGGGTACATATTGACATCAATTACTCGATTAAGATTTTTAGTGATTACTTTGGTAATTCGATGCAAGATTTCATGGTCAAAGCATACAGTTCCGTCCTTCTCGGTTACGCACTTTGGTAATGAAATGGATGCCAAGTTACATACAGCGATTTCGTCGGGACTCGTATACTCCGTAATTTCGCAACATAAATTCGAAGATTTGATGACACCAACATTTTGTTGATTGGATTTAGTATTGATAGCGTCTTTGTACAACATATATGGTGTACCTGTTTCGATTTGTGAATTACAGATGGCTATCCATAATTCTCTCGCTTTCACTTGTTTGACGTACAACTCATCCTTTTCATATTGTTTGTACAGTGTTTCGTATTCTTCACCATACACATCTTGCAATGGACACGGTAACGAACTGGGACAAAACAAACTCCACACGCCATCCGACTTCACGCGTTCCATAAATAAATCAGATATCCAAATACCATAAAACAGGTCGCGACAACGCTGCTCCTCGTCTCCATGGTTTTTTCGTAATTCTAACATTTTGAAGATATCTGGATGTTCGACCGCCAAATATATCGCAATTGACCCTGGGCGTTTTCCACCTTGATTCACATACCTTGACATTGCATTGAACACGCGAAGAGACGGTACAATTCCCGTACATGCTCCTTTGTTATCACGAATGTCTGAACCAGTTGACCGTAATTTATGTATGTGCAAACCTATACCACCGGCCCATTTCGAGATTTGCGAACAATCCTTCAAGGTGTTGAAAATTCCTTCGATCGAATCGTCCTCCAATTCTACCAGATAACAACTGCTCAATTGAGGGTATCTCGTTCCAGAATTAAATAAAGTGGGCGTCGCATGAATAAAATATTTTTGTGACATCAAATCGTACGTTTCTAACACGCTTTGGATGTCGTTTCCATGTATTCCGATAGCTACCCGCATAAGCAAATATTGCGGAGTCTCCACAATTTCATCATTGACTTTGTACAAATACGATTTCATGAGCGTTTTCATTCCAAAAAAATCAAACAAAAAGTCATTTTGGGGTTTGATATATGCATCTAGTTTGGTTTCGTTTTCGGTTATAGTTCGCATCGTTTCGTCTGCCAATATGTTAGCATCGTACATTAATCGCATGCAGTCGCTAAACTTGTCAGGGGTATTTTTGTGAAGGTTGTCTATCGTGATGTAAGACGCCAATATAGCATAACTCGGATGCTCTGTCATCAGACTAACCGCAATATCGGCTGACAAATCGTCCAACTCTTTCGTGGTCACGCCGTCGTATAAAGAACTACATACGCGCTGTGATACTTTAATCGAATCCACCTCATTCGCCAAACCAGCCATATCGACGAGGTCCTTGATCCGGTGAAGGATTTGGTTGAAATCAATATCCGCATATTGCTTGTTTCTCTTCAAAACCTTCATTTACATCTATATTCGTCGTTTGTTTAAATCGATTCATATCGGTGTATCTAACGTGTTTTTATTTATGTACCATGCACAAAAATGAATCAAAGCGGTTTGAATGCATTCTACATATAATAGTTTACCGGAATTATCGAAATAGTTATATTTACACAGATAGTCCAGTTCGTTTTTAATGTTGTCAAAATATTCATAATGTTGGATATGGAATAGTTTCGACAGTTGTACACTATCTAACAACGATTGATAATACGAACCATGATGATGGAACGCGATTTGAGTTCTACAACTTGGACACGTACCTCCGTACGAATACCATTTTTTAATGCATGACGAATGAAACACGTGTCTACATTTCAGAATTTTTATTTCATGTTTTTTGGGAGCAATACAACGATGTCTTATTAATTTCACACCGGTGTCTTCCAAACATATGGAACACGTCATGGTTGTCATGGTTGTATCAATTCGGTTTCACATTCTTTAAGTAATCTATATTCATCGTCCGGGCTTATTGTTAATTTGTAATTCGACCACCCTTGAATGGTTTGCGTCGATTTCGAAATACCATTCGTTTTGATACAACTTTTTATAAGATAACACATTTGGATGATATGCACGCAACCAATATATATCATCATGTACGTCACTCCAAGGTCGCAATTCATTCCGGATTGTCTACTGATCATCATCCCCACCAAGACCATACCACGTCATTACCGCACTCAAGAACATAAACACTACGTACATTCTTTCATCCTACCTACGATGTAGCATCTTAAATCGTTTTTTTACGGGAAATGGATCGATCATGTGTTATCCATCGTCGGTGCCAAACAAAACATGATGTCTCCAAGGTTCGCCACGTTGTATTTTAGCATGAGAGGGTAATCCTTTTTCAAATAGATTTCGAGTGTATTACTTAAATTTGTACTTTTTGTAAAAAGGTTAATATACTTCAAAGAAAACTTTCCGGTTACGTCCTCGTCTTTATTTTTCGAGAACGTCAATCCGTGATTAGCCTCGCCGATAACCGTCTCTTGACTCGCAAAATCACCACTACACGCTAATTTCAGTCGATGAGATGAACTTGTGATGGTGATTTGCTCCGCGATATTGTTCATATCTCTGCACATTCTTTGAAAGTCGTTAGAGGGCATGGTAATTACCGAATCAAGTTGAATATCCGGAATCTTAATCTCTTGTTCGTCGATATCGAGCATTTTCAAATGAAATACGGTGTTACTATTTTTATCCGCGTTTTCAATCTTGATACCGAAATCGTGCCGATTGTCATTCGAAATAAAGAAGGTGATGGTGTCCATATTTGTCACAGTCTTAATTAATTTGTACAAATTCCCCATATTTAAACCAACATGAATTTTACCTAAACAATGAAAATATTCAAAATTCTTCGCTTGTAATTTCATATGAACCAGTGCCACATGAGAACCATCCATCGCCATAACGCGCATCCCGTCTTCGTCAAAAATAAAATTAACATCATTCAATGTTTCTTTCAACACATCACACAATATTTTGATGACATTACTTTGTATGGTTTGGATTTCAAGGATATTATTTTCGTCCATATTATGAAATATACAGAATAAACCTTAAAGTTCTATATGTCTTCGATCGCTACGAATTGTTCTTGTTCACAATACTTGCCGATATCGGAATCAATGAATGAGAAGCCACTGGTCATGTTATTCGTCGAATCAAATTCGAACGGTTCAACTAAATTATTACTCTTTAAAAATGAGAACACTTCCTCGCCTACATATAGTTTCCCTTTTGCACATCTTCTAACGTCGGTACATTGATCACGTTTTGGGGATACTCGCTTTTGTTGATATTGATCAGATTCACTCCGTTTGTGTTATATTCACGTAACAATCGTTGACAGTGTTGACAACTCGCGCTGTAATACAAATTATACATTACAATACGGTTGTTAAAAATACATTTTTCCTAACGCATGGATTGCACATATTGTGGAGANCAATGCTGGGTCATCGACAGTGCACACGGTGACATAATATGTACCACGTGCGGAACGACCATGGACGATACGGTGGACCTCAATTGGTCACAACGATACGAATACGTTGACAATTTGGAAATTAGCGATGTTATGAAACAATGTGCCCGGAAGTGTTTTTTTGTTGACATATACGAATATGACTTGGTGAAAGATGCTCAACATATACATCTTCATAACCCGACATACACAACTGTACAATGTTGCATTCATAGTTTGTGTAAAAACCAGTGTGAAAAAAATGTACGTAAGATATGTGAATTGTTCAAATTTCCNATTGAAAATATCAAGACACACGTGAATACACATCAAATGTACATGGACTCCATCAAACATGAACTACAAAAGCTTTGCGATTTCCACAACATGATGTCTAAACCGTGTATGCTCAAATTGAGAGCATACACGCCCGATAAGTATGTAGCTCCATTCAAGGTAGCGAATGAAATATTCGAATGTGAATATCATAAACGTAAATAATATATGTGTATTGTAAACATGTCTCTACACGAGGACCAATACACCAATTTGACAATTCAACGAACGATTACCGTTAATGACTTGATTATCGAAGGAAACTTGGATGTTTCATTGTCTCAGTTACATTCACATAGTCATGGTGAATTTTTATCTAATAATTTGGACACAATAATCTTTTTGAAAATAAAAAATGACGGAACTTTTGTGGAATACGGAACAATTTTACCCGACGGTAGACAAGTTGATATTCAAAAACATACAAAGACCAATTTGTTGTTTTCAGATATGCACTATGATCATTACTTGAACTCCACCGTCCATTATCGATTTACTAGTGATAAGGATGTCGTGTTGTTATATACATTATCTAACAATATCGTAACATGCGTTCCATTATACGAATCGTCCACATTAAGTAACCGATCCTTGGATTTCGAGTTGGATATGCAAGAAAGTTCCATGAGCGATTACGAACATCCACATTTTTTCCATAGTAACGAAATGGTTAATCTTATCAAACGATACACATACACGCCATCTTATTAAAATATTTAAACGTACTATAAATGAAGTTCGATGAACATTTCAGCAATCTTCATATAAACCGTAATGGGCATTGGAAGGACGTTCGTGTTCTGAACTCTCTTAGATATTATCAATTAGCACATAACCCGATCACGTTTAACACGGGATATTTTCTTTCGGAAGAAAAAAACCGACGTCTCATCACGGATGGATTTGAACTTTATATTTCGGATGATGGGAACATGGTGACTTTACATACGATTCGAAATGGGGAATTAATGCACCTCGTAGCAAGTGATATCGTAAGACATCGACACGTATCAAATTTCGCAAGTTCACAACACGTCGCTTTTTTTAACACTGTGAATGTCGCCAACTATTGGTTCGTACACCATTCCCCCAACGATATCCGCTTGTATTTTTCTACCAATGAAGGTTTGCGTCAAGTTCGTTTATACAAAAAACAAATTCGTAACGTTGTTTTCGATTCCAATCTGACGATTCAATTTTAAATATTCTTAAAGATTTGAGTCTTGTTTGCTTTACAATTAAAATGCATTGGGAACCTTTTTGTAATTCCAATACATGGGTTATTGATGACCGGTCGTTAAAAGAACAATTACTTTCCAAAATACGTAATTGGTGGAACTCGTTTGAATGTAATATATTCCCCGGTCCTCAACCGATATCCATTGAACGCAAACATATGCAAATACTTCGGAATGAGTCCTTTTGGGTGTGTGCCAAAACGGACGGAGTTCGATACATTTTGGCTTGTGTCGCACATAATGGAAACAACTATTGTTTTTTGATCAATCGCAAAAAAGATATTTTCCTCCTCAATTTCACGATGCCNGTCGAATTGTTTTTGGGAACGGTACTCGATGGCGAACTTGTCAAGACACACTCCGGTATGTATGATTTTTTAGTGTATGACTGTGTTATTTATAATGGAATAAGCATGACCCAATCACCACATAGCGAACGGATTCGTGTCGCTTCGCAAGTATGTTCATCCATTGTGACCCAATCTTCCCCATTTAGCCTGCATGCTAAAGTCTTCTACGATTTCAAACAAATGGAATCGTATGTGGATTCCGTTGTTCCCACATTGAACCACAACACCGACGGATACATTTTCACACCCGAAACGGACCCGATTCGTTCCGGTACGCATAACAACATGTTCAAATGGAAAGAACAATCAAAAAACACCGTGGATTTTTTGGTGGAAAGAAATTACAACCGAACTTTACAAAACCCGTATATGTATGTTTTGAAAATATCGAAAGGACGGGGGTGTGTGGTCGTTCATGGTGCTTGTTTTCAAAACCCACAACAACTCGACCTANATAAAAACGCCATTGTTGAATGCGAGTTCAACGGACAGAACACTTGGTCCGCTCTTTTGATANGAACCGATAAATCACACGCCAACAACTTTCTCACGTATCAAAAAACTCTTTTGAATATAAAGGAAAACATTCAAGTACCGGAATTCTTCCAAGGATAATCGGAATGTCGAACCTTAAAAAGGGGATATCCGTCTTGGTCCAATATGAACATACACATGCCGTATCTATCCAATCTATATTCACATTCACTAGCTGCAAGTGGTGTCTCTATGAAGAATTCGATATCTGGTACATTTGATAGGGTCTCGTTGTGACCCGCTCGTATCTCATTATTTACGCAGAAGCGTTTGACGATTTGATATCCTTGACGACAATTGTATAAGTAATCGTCCGTATTTTGTATAGACATCGCTCCTTTCAATAACGCTAACATGATTGGGTTTTTGGGCGGTGTGGCTATGATTCCGTTATATATTCGCTCCCCGTTGGCAAATTCGTAATCGGTATACATCATGTAACATTTGGTGGTGTCNGTAAATATTTTATTTATATTTTTAATGAGTACCGTTTTGATATCACAATAAATACCNCCATGGATATATAACCATGCATACCGAAACAAATCCGCTTTGTGCGCACCCGTAGTCAGATTCTTAAATTTGATAACATGATGGATGTCGTAATNTTCTTCCAAAAATTTGATACATTCGTCGTCATCTATNATGAACCGTTCGTAATTTTTGGCGTACGTTAACCAATTAAGATGCACCTTTTTGGGTACATCAACGATTGACGGCGTGGTTTGTATTACTTTCCACTCGGATTCCTCCTTAAAATGTTCGATGTGACAGTGACAATATATACACGTGCATGTGCTTATAAACAATATGATACATAAAACATAATTAAACGACATAATAATAGTATTGTATATCATTTAAATCATGTCGGTTTTAAACGGATGTTATGACATACTAAACATTAATGAGAATGCATCCGCNTACATGATACACGACGCTTTCTACAAACATTATGCGAAACATACACAAGAGGTTATAAATGCATATAACTTCGCGTTAGAGTTGAGTACGTACCATACGTTTTGTTTCGATAAAAACACATTAAAGATGTACGAATTGGTTAAACTCAATAGGATGACTGACATCCCCACGGATGCGAAACTCACCAATCTTGAACTTACTCAAAACCTTTTCATCAACGAGTCTTTGGTGATTGATCAAGACGTCAACATTTCATGTAATACTCTTACGTGTTCAAAAATTTTCTGCGATGATGTACAAAATTTGTCGGACAATACACGCTCCTTTGACATGGATTTCCGGGAACCAAGTCACACGAGCAACACCGGATTGAACAACTCGTTTTCCATGGACGAACAAAGCTACATTATGGGAGGAACCCTTAATGAATGCTATGGTAAGAATAGCGTGGTTCTAGGGGGAGAGGCCAATGAGATATCCGGAAATAATAGTGTCATTGTTGGTGGAAGCGACAATCAATGTATGGGCAACTTGTCGGTGTGTGCGGGTATGAACTCTTTGGTAGAACATGACAACTCGTTCGTTTGGAATAGCAAAGATGATTTTGCTAGCTCTACAAACAATGCACAATTTGTCATTTCGGCGAAAAATGGTACGTTCGTTCATTTGCCCTCATCAAACACCGTATGGGACGAACATATCGAAGAGGGTATGGCTTGTTTTTGTTGGGACCCTATTCAGAACGCCGTTTGTTTGAAAACAAAACAAGGAAACCGGTCATATAAAACGAATTTCAACACAATATCGAACGAATTACGTACTTCATTCACCGTCGACGATGGTCACATCAACATTGATATAATTAACCCTGACAAATCATAATGTTTTTACTTTAAGAACGGCTATTAATCTATNAATACAGAAATTACAATGACAAATGTTCAACTCATTTTCCAATCTATAAACCCTACTAAACACACGAGTAACGACTCGGCGACTAAATTCGTTAAACATCAGAAAATTTGCTTTCCCGGACATCCCTGCATTTTGAGAACAACCAAAACAACCAAAACATCTACGAGTATTTTAATCACCACCGAAACGACATGGTATGATGTTGCTGCACGCAAAATGAAGAAAAAAATTGTACAAGAAATGTTTTAAATAATTCCATCGTTTTTTTTGCATTGCGTACACATATTTTCAATTACAAACATGTTGCAAGTGTATCTTGTCACAACCTCCTGGTCCTGTTCTACGAACACCGATTGATCCGTGAATTTTGTGCCACACTTGTGGCATCGACCATATGTCGAACGCTTTGGATTGTTGCTCATTATGGAGAATTTACAGTGTTTCGTGTACATATATGCATTCAACAAATTGTTTATGTATAGCTTTCTTTTTGCTCGCGACATTGCCACATACATAACGTAACACGCATCGGTATTATTGAACGTGAAATCATTCGCAATCAATACGTTGTCGAATTCCAAGCCCTTGGATTGATGTGCGGTTATTAACGTGTATCCGTCCGATCGCGTGTAGGAGCGTTTGGCGCTTTCCCACAAGTGGATCATTGAATTTCCGTGAACGCTATACAAACGCAATCTGGTTTTCCATTCGGATAGATTCATTTTGGATACATATACCGATAAATCGTTGACCGATTTGAATTTATCAACGATTGTGTTTTTTTTATAGTCCATATTATTGATATTCATTATCTCGTTTACAATATCCATCTCATGGTCAAAATCGATTTCTTTTTGATGTGTATTGTACTTGATGTTCCGTGTTCCCATGTCAAACATCGTGGACAACAATGTAACATTGTATCTGCATACAATCGTTGTGTTCGTAGGTAGCAAATCGTACCGAATTTGAAAGTCATCTCCATATAACTCGTGTTGATTGTACACTTGCGTGTATTCCAATTCTTTTTTCGACCTTCTGAATCCTTTGACTAGAAACTTGCTATTCAAAAAACGATTACATAGGTACATCAAGTTGTAACTAAATCGGAAACTTGTAGTCAACGTTTTGCGGCTCAATTCTAATTTGCCCGATATGTATTCGTATGGATTATTCACATGATTAAATCCATACAACTGTTGATAAGAGTCTCCCACNAATATTTTTGTGATGTTGTTAAGGTTGCACACGATACTTAGCACACAATCCGTGCAATCTTGCACTTCATCGATCATAATGATATCATAATCGATGTGCTTGTGCTGTTGCATTTGATAATACTTGACGTATCCTTCGTGGGTCACTTTTAGTTTGTTTTCCACAAACATCGCGTTCCACAATTCACCCACTCCGGTTTCGTTTGGTGGTTCAAGACTATCCGAACTACAATATCGTTTAAACGATTCTAAGATTTTTTTGGATGCGTATTCGTCTAATTCCAAGTACTCCATGACGTCATTGGGTGTGATTTCGTCAATGTCCATTTTTTTTTGATCCAATTGTCTAAAAATAAATGAATTGATCGTGAATACATTTACATTTGAACAACCACTAAACTTTGTTGCGGTTTCCTTCGACAACGAGGTGTTATATGCCAAATATAATATACTTTTAGTGGACCATCGCTTGGCATATTCAAATAAGGTGGTCGTTTTCCCCGTTCCTGCGTACGCTTGAACCAACAGATTCGTTGTCATGGTGGGGGGGGTACATACGATATCGAGTTGCTCCATGGTCATTTCATGTTCAGATGAGTAATCATATGAAACTCTTTTCAAGCTTTGATGTACATTCCGAAATAGGTTGTAATTGTTTGTATTGTTCGCTATTTTGGCCCAATATTCTTTTTGTTTATGAGTTGTCAACGAATCCGCATAATGAAATTGCTCATTCGATAATTGTTGGCGGTTCAATGTATTTGAACGGTGTTTTTTGGTGTTCAGTAGTTGTTTGGATTCTTTGTATGTGCCGTCCACCGTATCATGCAAATATCGATTGACCGCACCCACGCAACATACACTGTGCACATTAAGGTATTTGCAAATTTCATGGATCATATCGACTGGAAGCGTTTCCATTATTGCAATTGTCCATTATATTACTTAAATGGGTTTTTTGCGTTTGACGGAAACCATCGGAATACAAATAGTTTGTGAGCGATTGAAATTGACTGTACGGAATCGTTTTGTCAGTTAATATCTTATACATGTCAATGGACAATGCTGATGTATCGATTGTCATTGTGTTTTGTGTGGAATGGTATTGTTGCACTGAACGATTACAAACGGTATCGCGAACGATGCCGCTTATGGCAAGTAAATAATCAAAGAGGTTGGTGATTGCACTCGCGTGAGTGCACGTTGCGACACGCACACCTATAATCTCTGCATTTGTGTATTGTAATATATTTCGTGTAAAATCAATCGCAAAGTTGTCGCATAATGCTCCGTCCACGTAGATTGAATCATTATATTTTATCGGCTGGAACAATATGGGTATACAACACGACATACGCAAACTTAGGCTGACATGCATATGTGGTGTGGTTTTTCTAGAAAAATACTCACTTTTTCTTTCGGTCACGTTCGTACATACCACTGTTAATTCTTTTCCAGTTTTATTCCACAAGTCTTCGTACGTGGCGTTCATTCCTACTTTGCTCTCTATCATCTTATCTACTATGGGAAATATCGTTTCTATCGATAGACTTCCAAAATTTTCAAATACATTTTTTAAGGATATATTTGACGTTATTATGGATTTATGTACCTTTCGGTTGGAGAATGAGGTTGTTATCTCCTGAATGGTATAACCACAACATAACAACATACCAATGATAGAACCGATTGACGTTCCTACATAACAATTAACATTCATTTTGTTTTCAAGCAAGAACTGTATTGCACCTAGCATACAATATCCATACACCCCTCCACCACCTAATACACACACCTTTTTATGTCTGTAATCGCATTTCATATACCCGTTAGATGTATATAATCTTTAAATTTTGCAGGTCGTTCGTCGTAAAAGGTCTTTGTGCATTCGGACGCTTGTTCCGTGTTCATTTTTGAATGTTGCATTAACAACTTCATAACGTCATCTTTTTTTATCGTTCCCGAGCTCTTTCGCTGTTTCATAACGAGCGCGTTCGATTCACCTACATTACAAATCTCCTTATTATTTTCTTTCATGAATAAGATGATATGATGTTGCATTTGATTCATTTTTGCCCGTTTACTCCGTACTACACCTTGAATTTGCTTAATTTCGTCATGTAACTCTATCCAATGATGGACGATATCTTTGAAATCCATACGCCCACATTCAGACGACATGCTATTACATGTCAATTATTGTTTAAATTATTTACGTTTCTAAAGCTTTTCGTTCCAAGTCCGGGTCTATAGTGGAATTCATCCACGGGCTTACATTATTTCTCGGATTCGGTGGTTCAGAACGGATCTGATAATTTGCATTTCTCAAACTACTCGATACCGTATCCACGCCAATTCGGGTGGTCGCGTCTAAAAAATTGATATTTTGCAAATCCTTGGGAGCGAACTCAAATGTGCTTTCGTCTAATATACTTTCGTTTTTGGGCAGTAAGTTTCCGGACACAAATTCAGAATTCGAGCATCCTACACCCGATTGGGGTACATCCCCATTATTATTACTCCTAATATCCGGTCGTGGACGCCTGTCCATTTGTTGTACAGGTTTTGAGTTGTTATATTGACCGTTTGGGGGTCCACTGCTATTGGGGCGTGTAGCGGGTCGGCTACTGTTGGGGCGTGTAGCGNGTCGGCTACTATTGGGGNGTTGTTGGTTTCCTTGCGCGGTAAGAGGTCGATTATTGGATTCATTGCCATTACCGGGAGCCATGGTTGAATAGATATCGAGATCATTCAAACGGTCGAACCCTCTGACGACACTGTTCGGTAAGGTGTCCTCCATCAATCCTGAAAAATATTCAGAATTCCTGCACTGCATGCCCAAAAACAGGAATAACATGATAGCAATCAAAATTAGCATGATGTTGTTTGGGTCGCTTAATTTAAATCCACGAGACATTGTATATTATAAGTATTTAGATTTTTTAATTTGATAATACCTTTTATGCACATGGTGGCGGTGACATGATCGTTTGATCATCATCCTCGTCTACATCTGATTCGTTTTCGTCCGGGAACATGTACCGGTTTACCCTGGATTCGATTTTTTCTTTCGTATGACGAGCTTGTACTAGTTTCAATGTCACGCCCCATCTACTCGTAGTAAACCAAACACCGACCACTTGGATGATTCCGGTAAAAATTTTCCCGACCATTAAGGTGTTTACAAGTTGAACATCTTTCTGGTGATTCCATACTTTAAGATCCTTCATAATCCTCAATTTACATACACCTTCTTTTGTTACATTGGACGTTTGTCCCGCTTCCAAAAAAATGTCGTCGATTCCTTTATTTGCGAAGAAGGTTTCTTTATTCGACTTCAAATCACACAAGATTCGATTTTCGATTCGTTGAATCTCATCGGTGAAGTTTTCATCATGTGAGATCACGTCCATAAAATTTTGCGTTACATCGTTCTCAATTACATTTGTTTTTATTTGTACTTTCGGTGTTTGGACATAAAGGTGACTTCGTTCAGATGTCGTCTCGTGGGTGAGGTACAATGGCATGATATTCGTGTCGATTCCTTTTTTTAATTTACCGTACCTAATACGATTAAGTACCTCGTCGAGTTTTACATCCATCTTGTAAACATCCACCATTTGTTAGATACGTAATTGGTACTTTTAAATGCTTTAATAAAAAATATGTCATTATATATTATATGTTCGCACGCCCTAAAACCCCTCAACGAAAGGGTGTCGCTCCATTAACTGCTTTGAAATCCAAATTGACGAAAAACAAAATCGGTTCACGGGCCACGAATGCGTCCACTTCATCAAACAAACTTGCTATTACACCATCAAATATCGTGAGCATGAACAAATCCAATTATTCAAATGCTTCCATTTCTTCTAACAAACGATTACGTTATCGATCATGGGAGACCGGGTTTATTCCAAATACGGCGATTCCTCTCGAAATTTTTATACCCGTCGGTTCACAATTTACCTCCGTTCACTCAAAACTCTTTACAAAAACCGGTCGTCCTTCTAAACGTTTTGAAAACGCCATGGCCTCCGGGATGGTCTTTATCAACGACACCAAGGGTGACATTTTTGGACCCGGTTTCTATTCCACTCAATATGACTTGAAAAAACTCAAATCACTCATGCCTCAACGTCCAACCGGAATGAACACCAGTGCTAACATCATGTTAGATCCCGCTCCTACCAACAACAAGCTGAACAATTCGTTCCGTAACAACAACCTCCCTAACCCCACCGGGAACAACAACTTCCGCAACAACAACCTTCCTAACCCCACCGGGAACAACAACTTCCGCAACAACAAGCTGAACAATTCGTTCCGCAACAACAACCTTCCTAACCCCACCGGGAACAACAACTTCCGTAACAACAAATTGAACCTTAAATTGAATAATAAGGTGAATGATATGTTAAATAACACGTTGAACACCAAGTTGAATAACAAGTTAAACAACAAGTTAAACAACAAGTTGAATAACAAGTTGAATAACAAGTTGAATAACAAACTAACAAACGATGTCAATAACAACTTTTTGAAAATCCATGCGATTCTTGACCCTTTCGAGCTTGGTTCGTTGAACGCAAAGACGTGCGAAAATTTGAAACAACTCAAACGACGTTTGGATACATTGCTTAAGAAATGTCTCAAAACAAACAACTTACAACGTCAAAACTCCAATACCATGATGCAAAATCCTTTTTTAGACAGGCAACGGAGATAAATGATAATGTTTATCTTCGACACACAAATAAATTTAAAAATAATTTGCAAGCGCTTGTTTCAAAAAAAAATAGAGAGTTGACCACGATTGACAAAAACGCGCAACTTAACGGCAATCCTTTCAATACCATGCGTCACAAGAAAACCGTNATGAANCGTTTCCATAGAAATTACGATAATCTTTCGGATAACGCCAGTAAACGATATGTTCAAGATTCATATGCAACGATGAAGAAACACCACAACATTGAACAAAAACAACTCTCAAATATTAAACGCCAAATGCGATCTGTGATGACAAAAATGAAAAAGTCCGCACATAAGAGTGGTTTAGAAAAGCCGAAAGTGGTTCCTCGTATTGTAAGCCAAACGGCCAAAAAGGTACCGTATATGAAAGATACACGAGTGACAAGAACAATTGACAATTTTGAAATCTTCGCATAATAAAAAACCAATGTATTGTATACATTATGCTAAGTTTGGTTGTTTCCGGTGGAGTTGGCATACTAAATCTACTATTATTTACCCTCCTGTTTACCAACTACGAAGATATGAGAAGCAAATCGAATCATGCGAGGAAGGATAAAAGGTATTTCGCATCAATTGTTACATCGGGTCTTTTTTTGTTCACCATATTGTCCCTTAGACAAGCATGCAACGATCCGTTACATAAATTCATAATTAAAGCTATGGGGCTTGTCGCGTATGTTTTGTTATTTAATGATTTGCAAATCAAGGAATATTTATCCGACACCAAGAATTCGTTTTATAATTTGTGTTACCTGTTCGTGCTTGTGAACATGTTGTTGCTCACAATATTACATTTGACACCGCTAACAAATCTCATTGCAGGTTCGTCGAACTAAATCATGTAGGAATGTGTCAATTTAATTTGATATTAATATAAACGAATGATATCTTCCGTGACTGATTTATATGTTCAAAACCAAGAACGTAAACGACAAAGTCATCAAATATACAAAACCATGTATGTTGATGTGTTGCACAAAATACAAGAGAAACATAACAATCATGTTTATAACTTGATTTACAAACCACCTATGTTTGTGTATGGAAACATACGTTTTAATCGCAAAACGTGTTTCGTGTATTTAGTAAAAAAACTGTCGAGGCGCGGTTTCTTAGTATTCATTTACAAAGGAAATCTATTATACATTGACTGGTCATACATTTTGTCCATTAAGCCAACAAACAGTAACTCTAACGAATCGATTCAAAATAAAAAGAGTATTAAACAAGTGACATTTAGCGCGGACAGATAATGGTATATTTATCGTTTGACTATTGTAAATGGTTAAAGATTCAACAAAGATGAATATGGGGACCATCGTCGAGGCCAAAGTGGAGTACACCAAACAAATGGTAAAAATATTACAACCTCTCATTTACGAGGCCGTTTTGGTTTTATATACGTCTTCAGTACACGATGATCCCAACAACATCATCGAAGTGTTCGAAGAAGAACTTCGAAACGTTCCCAAATGGAACAACGATGTCATCAAATCAGAGAATGACCGATTGAAACTACAATGTTCGTATTTCGACGACCTGCTCACCGCGGTTGTCTTAAGCAATGTTCGTATTCTTACGTCAATCCGCATGGGGTCCAAAAAAAAGGTTCAAATTTCGATTCCTTCCACGATGAATTTCATTCATCAAATATACATCAATGTTAGTAAAGATATTTTGAACAATTTACAATTATTTGATGTGGATACGTATAATGGTACGGTTACCAAAAATATATCGGCAGTGTACGACCTCATCGCGGATAATGTCGAGAACACAATTCGAGATGTGTTACCTTTAAAGGAAATCCTCGTATCGTCTTTACACTCGCACGTGAAGGACTCCGACGGGGAAGAATCGGACAATGAAGGGTCTATTTCCGAAGATAACGAACCGTTACCTGATTCACCACGAAACGCAGAACCTATAACGACCCCCCCTACAGGTGGGGATGAACCGACGGAACCTTCAACCTCCTTCATAAACGACGTTTTACACGATTCCGACGGGGATGATGTCAAAACGGTACCGATGAATGGCGATCATGAACAAATACACGAACCGTGCATTGAAGAACCAATTTGCGNAGAACCAATTCTGGAGGAACCCATATGCGAGCAACCACCTACGGACGACCGAAAACGACCAAATCCTTCATTTCTAGATTAGATATTTAAAGATTAATAGCATGTTCAATGCATATANCATGACGACACCAATGATGACACGCTATTGGAATTTACAAACCGACGCCATCCGTTCCCACGGGGAACACGCACTCGTGTTAATTGAAGTTGGGGCATTTATGGAATATTATGCGACGGATACCGATAGTTTTAATTTTACAAATATTCATAAAATGTCTAAGCTTCTTAACATGATAATTACCAAAAAAGATAAAAAAATCGAGGTTGGTAACTCCAATCCATACATGTTGGGATTTCCCACGAATTCGCTTTCGAAACAACTGCGNGTATTGAATGCGCATAGTTTTACCATTTTCATTGTCAAGCAAGTGTGGGACATGAACAAACGGGTCATCATCGAAAGGAACATATCGCGCATCATCACACCTAGCACGTATTACGAGGAACCAACCGACTCCGGGACGTACAATATTTGTTGTGTTCATTCGATAAACGAGTGTACACACCACGTATGTGTCGTGGATGTTTCGATCGGGAAGATACACACCGCTTGTTTGACCAAAGAAGACGAAATGAATTGGTTTTTGCATGTATATAATCCGGTTGAGGTGTTATGGATGAAAACATACGAAACCATTACAAACTGGTTCGATGGTCGGATCGTTTATCACAAATACAATCCGATCTTCTTTTGCAAATCCTATCAATCGAGCGTATTTAAGAAGGTTTTTAATTCGGATGATGTATCCACGTTGAATTCCAAAAACATCCCCCCGGTAATTTGTGTCCTCGACTTTATTTGGAATTGTCACGCAGGCTTATTGAAGAGTATCATGTTCCCCGTTGACGTGGTACACGATACGTTGACATTTTACAACAATGCGATTACACAATTGGACGTCATACAAACCGAAAAGGGAAAGGGATTATTGCATATTATAGACAAAACCAACACCCCTATGGGTAAACGCTTATTGAAAAATCAACTGTTGAATCCCTCAACAAATGTGGATGACATCAATCTATTTTTTACACACACGAAAGAGTTGCATCTCGAAGGAGATGCCGAACGCGTCGCCATACTTTTGCACACTCTTCCTGACATGGAAAGACTACTTCGCAAATTGGAATTAGACTCTCCCAGTTTCTTGAATTTGGAACAAATTTACAATGGACTTGAAGTTATGTACGTGAAGGAACCGAATATCATGTTTCTGACGAACAAAACGGTCGTTCATGAATTCATCGAATTTGTTACGAAAAATTGCAACTTCGAAAAAANATGTCCAATGTACGGGGCTTCGGAAATATGCGATGCGCTTTCAGATTCGGTGGTGCTTTGCAAATCCAAATTGGAGGAGTACATTAAACAAATTAATTGTCCGTTGCTCAAAATTGACCGAAACGATTGTGAGTTTTTCCTGGTAACAACATCCAAAAAAACGCAATGTATCGATTTAACCAAATTTCGTCTAAAGAAAATGACTTCACACACAAAAGTTGAAAATGATGATATTTCCAATTTATGCAAAGATTTGTTTGATGCCGACACACAATACCAACAAGGTGTGCAAGTTTTCTTTGACACAACGATCAAACATATTTGTGCCACATTTTTACATCCATTGAAAGAGGCNATTCGGTCGATCGCGTATTTGGACACAATTCTTTCCAGATGTATGCTTATCACACACTATGGATATTCTAAACCTACGGTGGTACACGGGGAGTCGTTTATCGATGCAACGAATCTCAAACATCCAGTCATCGACCAATTCAAAAACTTTACCGGGAATTCAGTTTTCTTGAACTCCAAAGATCGTGAAAGCTCACACGAAAACAACGTTAACGGGATTCTTTTGTATGGATTGAACGGATCCGGGAAATCAACTTATTCCAAATCTGTTGCACTGAACCTCATACTAGCACAAGCGGGGTTTTATGTGTGCGCATCTACATTNACGATTGCGCCGTTCAAAAAAATATTCGCTAGGATCAATTGTGACGATAATATTTATCAAGGAAAATCCTCCTTTATTGTGGAGGTTTCCGAATTAAAAACCATTCTTGATTTGGGCGATTCCGAATCGTTAATCATCGGGGATGAATTATGCAAAGGGACGGGACATNTCTCCGCCGTGTCGCTTGTTTCCGCTTGCATCATTCAACTTCTCGCTAAAAACACTAAATTTATTTTTGCAAGCCATTTGCATGAATTACCTGCACAACTGCATCAATTTGATCCGAGTATTGCCACACGGATGGGCATATTCCATTTACAGTCGACCGTCAACAAGGAAACCAACACCATTGCGTATGACCGTCTTTTAGCGCATGGACAGGGGGATGTGTGTCATGGATTGGAGGTGGCCGGATATTTCTTGAACTTGGAGACCATTCAACATGCGCGACAAATAAAGTCCAATCTCGAAAAACGTAACAAGTTTATAATTCAACCAACAAAATCAACTTATAATTCAAACAAATATAAAGACACGTGTGAGTTATGTGGCTCAACCGAACAATTGGACGTTCATCATCTCATTCCACAAAAGAACTTTTCAAACTTAAAATGTCATCGAAAAAAAAACAATCTTACTAATTTACTTACATTGTGCAAACGATGTCATATCATCACACATCAAACGGATACAACAATCAATCAAATCGATACACCTACGGGCTTATCAATAGTGCGTTAAGACACAACTTTTTGCTCATCTTTTGGGTAATGATGTTTCAAATAGGTTTGCATCTTGAAATAATGAACCACGTCTCCTTCATTCAATCCAAACAACGTCGCAAGCGCACTGTCAAGTTTAAACGTTTGCCGATTTTCATGCACTTGCAACTCATTTTTTTTAATATATTCGTTAATCTTCCTATTTACAACTGAACGAGCAATCAGCTCTTTTTCGTTCGTTTGAATTACGTCGGACAATACTTTTGTGATTCTCACCGGTTTCACAAAACCACTTTTGATGTTTACGTTCTTTTTACTTTTCTTATTACACTTGCGTTGCAGTTGTCTCATACTTGTAATCATTGTTGCAATCTGTTTTTTCATTGAATCGAGGTTTGTCAATAGAATTGTAAACTCATCGGTACATGGTGCGGTCGGAGGGTCGATGTTTGATTCCACACTCTTTGGTACAATTTCAGTTTGTTTAACAACGCTTGTCATATAACCATTACTTTCCAAATCATCTTTAAATGAGTTACATGTTCAATTGTTTAAAGAACTCGAACGTTATGGTTGCATGAATAAATTATCCGAGGAACAACAACTTCTTTTCCAAGTAATGTTTACACCCCCNCGTTCGATACCGGAATTTCCCATCGATACGGGATACATCGAAACCGGTCAAGCGCTCGCGAATTTGTACAAAATCGGCGTCATGCAATCCATGCGGTTAAATTCGAATGGAAAGGTCGAGGTCGTTTTTAATAATTAAATATTTAACCGAGCGAACCGAGCGAACCTCATAAGTAGCAACCGTGCTCTCGGTACACGGTATCCACATTATGCCGTCCTTACCATCGGAGCTTGTTGACCAAATATGGGTGATGTACTTCACAAAGCATGTTATGACCGAGCTCAAGTCCACGATTATCATGGTCAATGTATCGGCTATATTAGTATTAGATGAAATATATGATATAGCATATAGAGTATATTGTTTTGATGTAATGTAAACA